ATGAAACTCAACAAATCTACTGTTGATGCTATTCCATTAACTGAAAAAGGTCAAAAAATATATAGAGATGCAGAACTAATCGGTTTTGCAGTTCGGGTAACTAATAAAAGTAAAACCTATATTGTTGAAAGGAGGCATGAAGGTGAACTCTATCGAGTGACAATTGGCAAAACTACCGATATTCCTGCAACAAATGCTCGAGCAAAAGCTCAGATGATTCTGGCGAAAATTTCAAACAATGAATATGAAAAGCCTATCAAATTAAAGAATGTTGCTAATCCTTTAGATATTACAGTGAATGAAGCCCTTCAAATTTATATTGATAGAAATGACTTTAGACCAAAAACAATTAGGCAGTACCGTAAGTACTTTGATTTATATTTGGGGTGGGGCAATAAAAAGCTTTTCCAGATATCTAAGCAAGAAGTATTGGATCGATTTATTGAGGTATCAGAAGTAAGTGAGTCGTCAGCAAATGGTGCTGTATCTCTTTTAGGTACCTTATGGAAGTATATTCATGTTCTTTATTCAACAGATGAGAACCCGATCCTTAAAAGTAATCCAGTTGACATTATTTCCGCAACAAGAGGTTGGAATAAAATAGCAAGTAGGGATAGACATCTCCATAAAGACATCATTCACAAATATTACAATGCGGTGCTTCATTATGAAGATGAGTTAAATCTGGAAAATACTGCTAGGTCAAACACGCATCGGGATATCGTATTGATGTGCATGTATACGGGATGCCGTAAACAGGAGGCATGTTGTCTAAAGTGGGCTGATGTAGATATTAAAAATGGTACCTTAACTTTTAGAGATACCAAAAATGGTTCAGATCATACTTTTCCTATTGGTGATCATCTACACAGTATTTTGCGTGAACGTTGGTTATTAAGAGAAAACGATTGGGTTTTCCCAGCTACTAAGATGCCTACTTCGTGGAATATGCATGCGACTAAGGTAGATACATTATTGAATAGAGTGGGTAAAGAAGTTGACTATTACGTTTCAATGCATGATTTCCGCCGTACATTTGCCACTATATGCAACCTTTTAAGATTTAATATTTATGTGACAAAAAGACTTCTTAATCACACGGCTAAACCAAGAATTGATGTGACAGGTGGATATGTTCAAATTCCAGATGAGGAATTAAGAGCTTCAATGAACATGATTGAAGCGGTGTATCAAGGCAAGATTGATTGCTTTAATTACCAATCTGTTTGGGCAGAAAGATTAAAAGAAATAAAGGCGGTTTAACCGCCTTAAACTGTTGCAAGCTGTGCTGTATTAAGCACAGTCTTGCTTTGCTCATATTTCAAAACGTCTTTCTTTTTATATGAAACACGTCTCCCAATTTTCGAGAAAGGCAGTGATGATTGATCACAACGCATTCTAGCTAATGTCCAAGGCGAGCAATCTAAATAAAGTGCTACAACCTCTTGAGGAAACTTCTGTTCTTCATTAGCCATTATGAAGCGATCCAAATATTCTTGTTGCTCTGCATCAGATAGATTTCTCAGATCTTTTAACATTTACTCCTCCTTACTTTCCGCTTTAACTTCTAATTGAGTACCCTCATAGGTGCCGTCACCCCCACAATTCAGACAATGTGTATACATGCCTAAACCATCCCCATCAGGACAGAAGTTTTCAGGTAATGACTCGTTTAGAAATACGGTGCCCCCAATTGGCTTTGTGTGAATATGAGGGGCAAGACCGTAATAGGGGTAAATGCATTCACCATTTCCATCATCACAAAAATCACATGTTTTAACTTTTACTTCACTCATCCATTAGCTCCTCAACTCATTACGTTCTTTCTTCAATTGACGCAAAAGGTTGTGAAGAGTAACGGTTACAGCTTTATCTAAACTTTTAGTTGAATGGAATTCGGCTAGCTGAGAAAGCGCTAAACCAAAAATGTGATATGCAAAAACTTTTGCAGCTTCCGGATTGTTTTTGATAAGCTCCTCAGTACTTGGACAAATGATTTCTTCAAAAATATGAAGAGCCACCTGATCCGGAGTACCTTCAATACGGCTAGGGTTCAAATTAACTTCACCAATAACCTTACTCATTAGCAGCTCCAGATACGTTTGGCACACTATGAAAATGCATCCAGTGTGAAGGCGGATCATTATGATAATTTGCCCATACACTATTTAAATCTTCATCAATAGTCATATAGTCTTGTTCGGGGGTAACATCAGGTGCATCAGCCCAACAAATAAGTACCATTATGTCAGTAGGTGGCCATTCATCATCCACGCTGATCCAAGTTGGCAACACCTGAGCACTGGCGTCATTCCATGCGGCATCCCAAATCAACCAAGCTTCATGACGAGGACTAGTTGGTAAATATCTGTGTCCTGTTAGTGCCTCTTGTCTATCTAGTTGACGTTTTAAACTTTCATAACTGCAATTACATTCTTTGGCATGAAATCTTTCAAAAGCTTCTCTTTTTTTATTTAGATCAATCATTACCTAAGCCCTCAAATATTCTTCTTTAGTCCACTCAACAAACTCTTTATAAAGCTGCTGGGCAGGTTTATTTAACCGGTTGTGATAGTCGATCGTTATGCGCCGCCAAGCTACAGGTACCGCATAATGCTTGGTTAGAAACATTGCTTGATCCATGCCTTGCCGGACTATTACGTAGCCCAGCAATTGCAAGTAGTACATAAAACCAAGCATGTGTTTTTGGCTCACTTTCTTGTACTGATCTTTCATGTTAGAAACCGTCCACTAATAAATAATCAGGGGTAGATTCTTGTTGAGTAGGTGTAGGATTCTCTAATTCATAGCGGCGTTTTCTCACATACCCCATTAGCTTCGGTTGAATCTGCGGATCTCGTGCAGCCACGTCTATTTCCAAAGCATCTAGCGTTGTAAGGTCTGGTGCAGTTTGGATTTGAACCATTAAAGAGGGTGGCTCATTAGCAGATGCCTTTTCTTTTTCTAGCTCTTCAAGACGTTTGTGAGTGGCGAGAAGGATAGGCTTCATTTGTTCGTCATCCCATGTGCGGGTATAACGATAAACCGCATTTACTTCTGCAGGTGTTTTTGACTCTTTTACACGCTGTAGAAGAGTATCTAGGGTTTGCTGATATTCTGGATCTACTTTAGGCTCGTTAGTTTCTGGAACTAATAGATCCTCGGATGATGAAACATAAGACTCCTCAGTAACAACAATTGCACTATCGAGATCCTCTTTTAAATCTTTAGTAGGCTCTTCAATTACTGTTTTTTCAGTATTAACCTGAGGTGATTTCTCAACTTCATTTTCTAAAGGCTTTTCTTCTTCAACTTCATCAGTTGGCTTGTTCAGAAGTTTGAGCATATCTTCAGCAAACTCACCTCCACTTACTTTGATAATGGCGCAGCAATGAGCAAAAGCATTATCAAAACTTGAGTGGACTTGGCCATGCTGAAGCATGCGTAATTGTCCTTTTGAACCATTCCACTTAAACTGCTGCACACCTAATTCAACAGTTGGACTTGGGTAAGAGCAAGTAGAACCTTTAGCTGGCGCTTCTTTTAATGGTTCAGGTACCTCAAATTCGCCAATAAAAATAGTTCTAGGCTTTAATTGAAATTCGAATTTATCAAAAACATCAAAGCCAAAGTCATAAGGGTTAAATGGTTCCCAGCCATTACGCTCAGTATTATTTACTAAAAGTAATTCACCGTTGGCCCAAGCAAGTTTGGCTTCAACTTTATTTAGAATTTTCATGCTGTCATCCCCGTTTTCGCTAATGTTTCAATGTCTTGTTTAACTGCTGGTAGTTTTGCTGCTTCAATTTGGATAAGGGCATCTATGCCGAAGTGTTCACAAACTGTTTTCACGTCTAGGCCGCGTTCAGCTATGAAGTTTTGAAGTTCATCTCTTTGTTGATCTGAGATACCGTTAAATTCTGGTGGACTAATCCAAGTGCCACGTTGCTTATCAAACGTGCAATTCAATGCTTTAGCTCTCATTAACATTGCTTGTCGCATGTTCTGGTAATACATGTGTTCTTTATCAAGCGACTCAGTTAATTGATTAAGGTCACCTGCATGCTCAGCTTCTTCACAGCTTTGTTTCCAGTTTTCTAGCTCTTCTTGGGCTTTAGCTGCTGCAAGTTGTGCAGGCGTTAAGGTGTTAATGTGATCTTTAGCTTGAGTAATCAGGTCAGCCAAGAAAGTAGGGTGTGCTTTAAGATCAGGTACCCACACTTCACCGGTTTCACCGCCTAAAGCACCTGAGTTTTTCGCATGATGTGTAGGCGAAGGTTTGAAATTAATAACGCGGGCATTTTTACCTTCACCAGTAGTAACAGTTGTTAGATAACCCATGACATCTGCGATACGGTAAAGCTCGTTACGGTTTTTACCACCTAGATCTGGTCGGTAAATAATTTGATCACCGTTTTGATCTTCTGATGCGTGTGCAATGAAAACAACATCTTTACCTAAACTGATCAAAGTATTGATGTATTGCTTGAACGTTTGGTTCGCTAAACCTTGAGCCTTTAACTTTAAAGAACCATCTTTTTGACGGTTATTTGCCGTAAGTAACAGGTGGGTTTTAATGCATTCAAGCATTGCACCCACGGTATCAATGACTACGGTTTTATATGGTGCTAAGTCCTGCGGAGTAAGGTTTGCAACATCACTCCATTGTTGAACCTGTACAACCGCACCTCGACGTAATTCACCAGTACGGTGAGCACCACGGTCAAAGTCAAAAGAAATTGCTTTTTCCGCAGTAAAGCCCATCGATGATTTACCTAAACCCGGATCAGCGTATAGGTACACAATAATTGCTTGAACCAATAAAGTTTGGTCAGCAGTAATAATCGGTAGAGCCATTATTCTTATCCTTATCTTGAGCCTGTAAAACCGCGTTTTTGCTTATATGCTTTGCGGTCATAAGTAGGGATGTTTGTTTCACGCAGTTTTATTGCGAGCTGCTTTCTGCGTTGGAAATCAATTTCTTGTGTGAGTTCATTCCAAACTTTTGGATAGTCAGTTTGGAACCTGAACACATTTAAAGGCGTCTTAAATCCGTCTTTAACTTTGTAAAGAACTGAGCCATTAGCATTAGATGCGTACACTTGCCAGCCAATGCGAACAGAGTAGAGGCCCTTATCATCACGGCCTAAAAATGACTTGTAGCCGTCAGGGTGCTTTTTGAAATTAGACATCTTTAAGCCTCCACCAACTTGTTACGTTCGATGAAGCCTTTTAGAAGGCCATTGATGTTTCGGATGTCTTCAAATTCGGTGAAATCGTTATATGACTTACCATTAACATCAGTAATTTCATTTACTGTGAGTTGAGTAATTTCAACAGCAGTGAATTCAGAACCCGGAACGCCGTAACTGTCTGGATGAGCTTCAAAATCAAAGCTAACGTTTAAACGGAAACTATCTAATTTGATTACGGCAACGCCAGAATGTTTACCTGTGATTTTGGCAGTTAAGACACCGTAAGTACTTGGTTGAGTCTTAGGGGTAAATAGAGAAGGGGCTTCTTTTGCTTGGAAAGCTGGCTGCAATTGGCAAGCAACTAAAGAACCACCAGAAATTGCAAGAGCAGCCATGCTGACAAATGCAAAGGAGTTGAAAGGGGTAGCTTTTACGTTCATAATTGATCTCGCAGTTTGCAAAAGCACATCGGACCTGGGGAGGGGCGGTGTGCTTTTTTGTTGTCTGTGAGATAAATATTAGGTAAACCTAATTATTAAGTCAATAGGTATTCCTAATAAAATTAGAAATACCTAATTTTTGTGCTTTAATAGACAAAAGAAAACCCACACGGGGTGGGTTGGGTGAGAAGGGTAGTGTTTGATTTTTATTTATTGCTCATTACTTTGCTTCTGGCCTCTCTCGCCTCTTTACGAGCCTTAAGGGTTTTCTCAAGCATAGATATTTCTTTTAAATCACTCCATGCCAAAAAGAAACTTAATATTGAGGTTAAGCCTACAGATAAGACTAATGCTAAAAGATGCTGATTTGATAGTAAATTCAATGCATTGAAAACATACATTCCAAAAACAATCACTATAAATAAAATGGCAACATATAGTGATGATTTGCTCCTTATATCCACAGTAGACGTGAGGCGATCCCGCTCTGATTGATTTAAACCATCAAGCTTCAATGCATCGAGCATACCTTTGTAGGCTAGATAAATTTGACTTAACGGTAATAACAAAACAAAGGAAAATTGAACCAAGTTGATATTTACATCAAGGGCAAGAAATTTAAAAGTAACTGAAAAAATGACAAATAGAGCTACTAACACTAATGCAATAAATTTAGCGTTGTTGTAAAACGGCAAGTAGCGTTTAGCCATGATTAATCACCAAAATTAATATTGGTAGTCATCCAATTGTACAATTGAACTTTAAGGCCGTCGTTATAAACTTTATTATTGATTGTTTCAACAGATATTTTTCCACTCATCTTTAAGTTATCCGCTGTGACCTTAGTACCATCTTCAAGAGTTATAACATAATCATCATTATGTCTCATAGATGATGCAACAGTATCAATTACTTTTTGCCCGCTTTTGGATGTTTTTCGATTATAGGTGAGTGTTAATTTAAGCTTTAAATTAGCGTCATCAAGGCCATCTTCAAGTTTTAAATCATCCAAATCGACACCAAATGCAGTTTTTAAAACATCAACCACATTTTCTTCGATTTTGTAATCAATCTTAGCTGGTACGTTCGACTCTATTTTGTGAATCGGTTGCAATTCTGTTGATCCAATTCCAGATGAGATTGAGATGGTCTTGGCTGGCGTTGATTCCAATTTTTCTTTAATTGCCGGGTTCGGAGCATCTTTTAAGATTAAGGCACTATTCGCTGGTAAGGCTTTAGCTGCTTCACCCAAAAGCCAACCTAAATAAGACTCAAGAGTTCTTGCTGTTAATGATCTGGATTGAATAATTGCAACATGATTATCAATCACTCCAAAATATAAAACACTATCAATAAATTCTTTGCGCACTACTTCAACAGATTCATCCTCATCATCAGGTAAATCTTCCGTTAAGTAAGTTTTGATTGGGAATTCGGTAGCACTATCATTGTCTATTTTTAAAACAGCTTGAGCTTTACCAGACTCCACTATGATTAGCTCTCCAAAGAACATACTTTGATGTGAACTTGCGTGATTTATAAGGATAAAATCATCTTTAGTAGCCGATACAAATTGCTGCCTATTAATAGCTTTATGATAAAAAGAGTCTTTATCTAATAGTTGGGCTTTAAGTAAGTTTCCAAGGTTCGCGCCTTTTAGAAAGTCTACTTTTTTGTAGTGTACGGTTTTGTCTTTTACAACTGTCTTACTCATTATTTTCCCCACCCGATCTGTTGTAAAGACTGTGTCGGGTTCACAGCTTATTAATCTTTGGTGTTATTAATTTTCTGCCCAAGTTTTCCTTCTTTAACCAACTGCACAACCTGTTCATTTGTAAGGACTGGAATAAATACCTTGTCGCCAATATCTTTAGAAAGAATCTTTACTTCTTCGGCTGTTAGCACCAAAGCTTCACCATGTTTCGCAGCATCATTGATGCGAGCAATAATCTGGTTGATTGGTCGTTTTGAATTGTCCATAAGTCTTCCTGTGATTAATGCGAATAAGGATGTTCTTGTCTATGCTGACTTGGCGGCACGATATCTGTAATAGCGGTAATACTTTCAACCTCGTCCATTTCAAAGAAAAATCGCTCACCACCATTCACAGAAAGCAAACTTAAAACCCCACCATTGATGCCGACAAATTCTTTAATTGTGCATCTTCCATCCTTCAAGCATACCTGAACAAACTCATTCGGCACGAGTTCCGCATCTGGATCACAAACCACATACCATCCATTACGGATAGCTGGAAACATTGAGTCGCCAGTGCCTTTAATACCATAGGCTCTTGGTCCTGCTGAGTGAGTTGGAACATACCCATCTCCAGCATTGCCTTCATAACCCATATCTGTGAAATAGCCATCCATGCCCATCTTGGAGTAAGCCTTAACAGGAACCCAACGCTTAGATGATGGGATAAACGGTTTTTCGATAATTGTTGAAAATAAAAGAGCTTCATCACTATCACTAATGTTGTATTTCTTTTTGAACTCTTCGATATCCAGTTGTTTAAATTTATCTCTCGTGCTTGATTGAATCTCTCCCGTGCCAGATGCAAGCCATGAAGGATTAACATTCAAAAATTTTGAGGCACGTAATAAATTTTCACCTTCCATTGTTTTGGATTTTCCAGACAGCCAATCACTCACAGAAGGAGGTTTAACTCCTACTGCACGAGCAAGCTCAACACCTTTAATCTTTTTAGGTGGCAAAACTTCCATGGCATACCTAAGTCGTTCAGCAAGAGTATTCATACAACTATCCTCACAATGTTAGGAAATCCTAACATAAATAAAATTAGGTATTCCTATTGATTTAATATAAGGAATGCCTAATAATTAAAGAAAAATTAGGAGCACGTTATGAATGACGCACAACTTATAGACAAGCTAGGTGGTGTCACAGCGGTAGCAAGACTTCTGGGGATTGCTCCGTCATCAGTTAGTGGATGGAAAGCTATCCCCCTTGATAGAAAAATCAGGCTAGCAGTTATTGCTGAAGATCTTGGTTTAACAACACGAAAAGAGCTTTTCCCTGATAACTATCAAGATATTTGGATTGAACTTCGTCCCCAGACGACAAAAAGCAAAAACCTTGGATCATTAACCGCTTAGGACCTAACCATGAGCAAATTATCAGTTGATATATCTGCAAGCGCCAGAAATGGCGTATCCCGCATATTGCATGGTCTTGATATAAGCAATCAAAAAGAGATTGCTGAACAATTAAAAGTTGATCCAAGCACTATAACTCGACTTAAAACAGATAAGAAAAACAATGGCTTGAATGAAATTGAAATGTTTTGCGAGCTATTGAGTTTGCTTGGATTAAAAGTCGTTCCTAAAGATTATCAAAGCATTGATAAGGAACGTGTTGCTGCACTTTTAGTTATGTCTAAAAGCTGGATGAACCGTATAGAAACGGTGGATGACTTATTTCATGACGAAATCAGTGGTCAAAAAGAAAAGCTTGGATATTAAAAAACCACTACCTGCGGGAACAGGAGTGGTTAGGCATTCAAATGAGGTGGATCAAATGAACACAAACAATTTATCAGAACAACCAATCGAACTCAACTCACCAGATTTTTTAATAGGTGACGTTGTAGTACTTACTAAAGAGTGTCGAAGTTTTAAATCAAACGATTTATTTGAGGTTAAAAATAAAACTTTGACTAGGTTGTGGACTATCAAATCGGAGAATCATTTGATTCTGGTTTCATCAAAAGAAATCCGTACAGCAACAGTAGCAGAGCTCAACGCTAAACGCCGCCTAACAAAAGCTGAGCAAGCATTAGCGGAGGTGTCATGAGCAGCTTTACACAGCAAATCAAAGATTCTCTTCATCAAAGTGAAATCCAATCTTTTTATGAACCTGCATTGCGAGTGCTTGGTCACCTATTTGAGGTGAAAAAGCAAAATTTACGTAACAAAGGTTATGACGAAAATAATGCTGCGGTTACGAAGGTTGAGTTTTCAGAAGCCATGGCTCGTCAATTTCGCATAACGCAGTGGTTGGCACAGCAGATTGTAACCAGCTTAACCAAAGCGTGTTTGGTTGATTCTTTTGGAGGCTATGTTAAGCCAAAGGATGGTGAAAAGTGAGATATGCAGCAAGAAGAAAACAGGATATTTCCGTTTCCACCACACCGCTAGAGGTGGTAATTCCCCTGGAACAACCAGTAAAGATCTATTCGGCTAAAGAATTAGCAGCCATGCCGCTTTCAGTTATGAATGCCGCAATTGAGGCTCAGGAAAGATTTTATCAACTTGAAGAATTAACTCATATGGGGGGGCAGGCTATAGCAGTTCGCCGTCTCATGGAAGATGGGCACAAACTAATTCAGGTGAAAGAAAAGTCTCGTATTCGCTACAAAATCAACAACGAATTTATTCCTCCAAGAATTATTCGTCAGTTGGAAATGCGCGGTCTTGTAAAATTAGGAGCAGTCACTGATGTATAAATATCTCCACCATATCAGCGACTTTATGGTTGCTACAGCGCACCTTAGCCCAGTTGAAGAGTGCTTTTATCGCCGTGCTCTCGATTTCTATTATTTGAATGAAAAACCATTACCCAAAGAAACCCAGTCGGTTTTTCGTCGGTTACGTGCAAATACCCAAGAAGAAAGGGATGCAGTATTAATTGTGCTGCAAGAGTTTTTTGTGGAAGAGGAAGACGGGTTTCACAACAAACGTTGTGATTCAGAAATCGCCGCTTATCAAAAAGTAGGGGATAAAAATCGTGAAAATGGTAAGAAAGGTGGGCGTCCACGTAAGGAAAAACCAAAAGAAAACCAAAGTGAAGGCGACTCGGTTAATTCTGAAAACCCACAAAAACCCAGTGGGTTAATTTTGGGTTCTGAAAGTGAAAGCCAAAAAAACCTTAACCATAAACCGTTAACCGATAACCAATATATAGATAGTAGTAGTAATGCGCGTGAAGAAAATTCGCAATTTACACCAATCCAATTTGCTCAGTATCAGATCGATGATCACAAGCGTTACTCAATGCGTGAATTCATTTCTGAATACAGCGAGTTTCAATACGATTTCATTTCACTTGCTCAACAAAGATTTGTTTCGGTACCTGAAATCGACTTGAGAACCATGATTCAAAATTTCGGTGACTGGTACTTTGCAAACGAATCAAGTTCGTTGAATACACCAAGCATCTGGTTGGTTAAGTGGTTCTCTTGGGTTCAAAACAACGAGAAACAAGTTGCTGCAAACCGCAAGAAACAAGAGCAAATCACTTCAACCGGTCAAAAACCACAAGAGTCGGGTTACTTCGCTAATCTTTTTGAAGAACAGAGCGAATCTCAAATCGTGGATGTAACCCCAGCAAAAAAGTTTCCAATGATTGAGGAGGTAGGTCATGCATGAGATTACCTTGAACGAAGTGCGTCAATTAATCGCTTCTCTTCGCACTGTTTACGCTGCTCAGTTCAATAAGCAATTTCCAGCAACAGGCGAAAGTGCAATTCCTCTGTCAGTGGTTGAGCAAATCGCACTTAAAACACTGGTTGGCGTTCAACAAAACCAATTTAACAACGCACTTGCTCGTTTACTTACAGCAGGTGGACGCTTTATGCCGTCATTTGCCGAGTTTCGCACCTGGTGTATCGGTGAAAGTTGGATGTCTCCAGAAGAAGCTTGGTCTCGCGCATGTAAGTTTACAACTGACCGTTCCGTGGTTATTACCCAAATCACTAAGTACGCCTTAGACGAGGTTATGTATTTGATCGAAGCCGGCCAAATGCGAGCAGCTCAAGATAATTTCTTCGGGACCTACAACGTGATGGTTGCTAAAGCTCAGTTAAAAGGCCGTCAGCAAGAGTTTTACACTCCACCGCTACAACTAGAACACAAAGAACCTAAACACGTTCCTGTGAGCAATGACGAGGCTCAAAAGCATCTCAAATCATTGATGGAAAGATTAAAAATCAATGGTCGTAAACCTGCACCAGTTCAAAAACTTGAGGCAAAAGAAAAAGAGCCTGAGCTTATAAAAGAGTTGGGCCCTGATCCTTTCGATAATCCACACGAATACGCAGAGATGTGCCGTCGGGAGGGTATGCCAATCCCTAGAAATATTCTTCAGCTAATTGATGGGGCGAATGTATGAATAAATTCGAGATTTTAGCGTGGGGTTTACTCATTTCATTTTTTACAGCAGCTATTAGCGGTGCGGTGGTTTGGTGGTGGTTGGCGCGTAAAGAGCTTGATGAGAAAGGAGCCAGCCATGAAAGCAACTAAATTGATTAGAGATAAAGGACTGCAATACGCGAAGGAAATCGTAGATTCAGCACCCGATAACGCAACTGAATGGAACGAGGGTTATGAGTTCCAATGTGGTCAAAGTGTAGAAATCAGCCCAGCAGATCGTGAGAAGTATTTTGTAGATTTGGTTGAGCTTAAACGTCTGGTGGAGTCTTTGAAAATCATCAACGATTTAGGTGGAGTTGAGAAGCTAACGCCTGCATTCATTACGACAGATAAGCATGTTGGTTACACGCATGTTCGCATGGTGGGAAATGGGAGATTGAGCTTTCTTGATGATTTTTGCGACTTCATTCCAGATGGTTCCATTTCAATTAAGCGTGTGATGACTGCTATCCGCGACCACGAATCAATATACGGAGGCGGTGAATCTCATGCCAACTAGATATAACACAGGCGAGTATAGCTACGATCTTGAATATCACTATGGAGATATGTCAGCAAGCATGGAGATGCTTAGAGCACGTTTAATTGAATTGTTGACTCCTCATCTGTCTGGCCGTTATGTGAAATGGAGAGAAGCATATTTCACATGGTTTACAAAGTGCGGCGGGGATTCGGGGTGGATGTTTTGTGTAGGTCCACACGAATTTCATATTGATGGGGCGTTAAGGCGCTATTACTCAGGTTCTATTGATATTACCTACAACCAGAAAGATCGATATTTCTTGGTGGGTGAGAAAAAGAAAGTCAAATGTAAGGCTTGTAAGGGGTTTGGCTTCATTCGAGATGATGGGTGGGGGCATATAGATAAATGTGAAATGTGTGATGCAGAAAAAGGAGCCAGCCATGAGTGAGTTTGAGGGTAAATCTGGAAAGTGGGCTTGGGAGATTCAAAAAGAACAACAAGCGAAAGTGGAGGAGCTGCAAAAGCGTTTAGATGGGGCATTAAAAGAGACTCAATATGCTTTGCAGTATGTTGAAGAAGACATGCGCGGCAATCATGAATTTCTACAAATGGCAATGATTCGAACCCTTAAAGCTATAGAGCAAGTGCTCAAAGGTGGTGCTTGATGTCATCAGTCAGCATTGCTGAATACCGCAAGTTATTTCCCATAAAGAAAAATAAAAAGCGCCGTTCAGCAAAGCAAGTTGCCAGACAACCAAGTGTGGGTGAAGTGGTTCTGGCAACGCATTTAAGAGCATGCAAGATT